AATGTCCAAAAAAATAGAGCGATGCTTACCACAAAAAAAAAAAAAAGTAAAAAATTCATCAATTCAAGATTTAATTTTCTTAGAAGAAAATAGATTACATCAATTAAATTTAGAAAGAATTGAACAATTAAGACTAGAAGCTGATAATAAAAAAGAAAGTCAAGAAGTATTTAATATTCCAGATAAAGATTTACATATTCCAGATAAAGATTTACATATTCCAGATAAAGATTTACATCAGTCAGGCAAAAATAAATCTAAGTATAAAAGTAGATCTAAACATAAAAATAAATCAAAGAAATCTAAAACTGAAAAAAATACAGAATTAAATTCGGAAAGTGTATTTGAAAGTATTTCTGAAACTATTTCAGAAAGTATGTTTGAAAGTATTTCAGAGACAATGCCCGAAATTCAAGAAATAGCGCATGATATTCACGAAATGGCACATGAAATTCAAGAAATATCTTATGATGTATTTATATCTGAAGTAAGCATAGCTAATATTTCAGACCAGGAAATTAGTGAAACTATATTTTATGATATTGCTCCAGAAAGTGTTCCTGAAAATATATCAGAAAGTGTTCCTGAAAATATATCAGAAAGTGTTCCTGAAAATACATCAGAAAGTGTTCCTGAAAATGCACTTCAAAGTGTACCTGAAATTGCACTTCAAAGTGTACCTGAAAATACATCAGAAAGTGTTCCTGAAAATGCACTTCAAAGTGTACCTGAAATTGCACTTCAAAGTGTACCTGAAATTGCACTTCAAAGTGTACCTGAAATTGTGCCTGAAAGTGCGCGGCATAGTGTTCCTGAAAGTGCACGGCATAGTGTTCCTGAAAGTACACTTCAAAGTATTGCTGAAAATATTCCTGAAAGTAATCCAAAAAATGTACCTGAAAGTAATCCAGAAAATGTTCCTAAAAGTAATCCGGAAAATGTTCCTGAAAGTATTACTGAAAAATCTGAAACTATTCCTAAAAAGTCATCTAAAATAATTAAAGATATAAATGTGTACGCTAATGAATATTTAGATATATTATTAGATTTTAGAGAAGTTTATAAATCAGAATTTAAAATAATAAAAGATTATAAAGAATGTTATGAATGTTTATTAGAAATTTCATTAAATAAAAAAGATTATAATGATATTCTTTTTCAGTTTTCTAATATTTTTAAATTTTATCTTGGAAATATTAAAGTAATAACAGATATTATAAGGTTATATGATAATAAACATGTATTTATTAAAAATGCAAGAGAATTTTTACTAGATACTTCAAAAAATAAAGCTAGAATAATGTATACACATTTAGGAATCAACTTACATGAATATAAATTAATAATTGAACCATTTATTGTTAGCGAACCTATTATTTTTAATCAAAATATTCTATTAGATAAATTACAAGTATTAGAACAGAGAAATGATCCATTTATAATTTTAATGGAAATTAATTTTAATATGATAATGCATCCTAAAGAGTTTATTATATCAAAAATTAAGAAATTTACAGTTACATGTTTAAATTATATGACTACTTTAGATAATACATATAATTCTATACAATATATTTTACAAACTTATACTATTGAAGAAAATGATATTTATCTTGGAACATCATATTCTGAAAAAATAAATAAATATATGTATATGTATAGAGGTTTAATAATAAAGATAAATGAAATAGAGAATATTATTGAAAAAATAAACAATATTAATGTTATAAATTGGCTTTTTACTAAGTTAAATTTATCTGTTAAAGAATTTACTACGAAACATACATTAACCGTACTTGATACAAATACACAATCTGAAAATTGGTTAAAAATATTTGAATCAAAACAATAAAAATATATTATTTTATTAATAAATTTGAATCAAAACAATAAAAATATATTATTTTATTAATAAAATTATATTAATATTATTTATCTTTTTTTTTGATTCAAATATTTTATTTGAATCAAAAAAAAAGATAAATAAAATATTATAAAAAGATAAATTTTAGTTTTTTATAATGACATCAATTGGAGGATTACTACAATTAATAGCAACAGGAATACAAGACCAACCTATTATTAATAAACCTGAAATAACATTTTTTAAAAAAGTATTTAAGAAACCAACAGATTTCTCTATTTGTACTACTAGTGATAATTTAGGAATTTTAGAATCAATGAAAGAAAATACAATTGTTTTAAGTAATAAAGGAGATTTACTTTATAATTTATTTTTTAAAGTATTTATAAAAGATGAAGATATAATAACTCAAAACAAAACTATTACTACTTATAATCAACCCGCTATTCTTAAGCAATATGACATTATATATGAAAATAATTATTGTTTATTATTTTATAATACAAATGCATGGTTTATTATTCCAGAAAAAATATTATTAACATATCCATTATCAATTACAACAATTAAATTAGAACCATTTGAAGAATCATATTTTATAACAAAAATAAATAATTTATTTTATTATCAAATTAATAAAATTGTAGATATTTTATGGAATAAATTTATTAAATCATCATTAAATGTTATATCATTAAAAAAAATTTTATTTAATATATATGAAGAACAAAAAAATAAATTATTTAATTCATATCATTATAATAATATTATTATTGATAATAATGAAATTACACAATATTTTAAATATATTAATAATGATTATGAGTTAATAACTCATCAAGGTTTTGATATAGATATTGTATATAATTATTGTATAAATAATTTTTTGAATTTTAATTTATATATTAATAATACATTAAATAATAATTCAAAAATAATTTTAATTATTTTATTATTATTATATAGTGATACTAATATTATTTTTAGCTATTGGAAAAAATATAATATTTTAAATAATAATGTAATTAATTATAATTCAATTATTTTAGATAATTCATATTTTAATAATGAATGGATACAAAATTTAGATTATTATTTGAATCGATTTTTAAATTCAACAAAAATTAATAATCAAATATTTGATATTTTTAATAAAAATTATTTATTGGCTTCTGAAGCAATTGAAATGTTATATAATGATGTACAATTAGTAGATGCACAAAATATATATATTAAATTAAAAGTAATATTTAATAGATTTTATAAATTAAATAATAATAATCATAATGGTAATAGAAATTTTAATAATAATTATTTGGCTATTGATTATTCATTAAATAAATCTTTTATTTTAGACCAAAGTAGTTTTAATAATGATAATTTTAATTTAGAATTAATCAATGAAGAAAATAATTATACAGCTTTAATAAATAATTTTGATAATTTAAATCCATTAGATTTTACATTTAACTTAACACCACTTGATTTAATTAATATATATGGATTAATAGCCCTTGATATTACAACTAATTATGCTTCTCATAATTCATTTTTAATTTTATGGAGAAATTGTGTATTTTTAAGACTATATAATAGATTTACTAAAACATTTAATATAACCCAAAATAATAGTAAACTTTATGATTTAAATTTAAATAGATTATTTACTGTATATTATTCTATTTATCCTAATGATATGTTTTATTTTGAAGAATTGCAAAATTCTTATTATGAAATGTTTTTTAAAAATAGTTTCATTGGAAAATGGAATATTAATATTAATACTTTATTGAAAGCTAAAGAAAATATTTTTAATATGAATTTAACTGAATTACAAAATATAAATTTAACGGATTTAAAAAATAAAAGTTATCTACAAAATAAAATTAATTTACAAAAAAATAATAAATTTTTTTCATTAGAAATACAATCAGAATTTATTTACATTATACATACATTTAATAATACAATTTATTCAACTGATTTAAAGTATATAACTAATAATGTAGAATTATTTAATGATAAACTAATAATAAATTATAATAATTATTATTGTCCAGCATATTTTAAAATATTATTATTAATAAATAATAATAATTATATATGTAATAATGTTTCATTAAATAAAACTAATCTTATAATAAATATATCTAATGAAATTTATTTACAATTAAAATTAAATAAAATTTTTAAATTAATTATAACTTATAATATTGATTTACCTTTAGTATCATTTTATAAAGATAATATTAATTATCCAGTATTAATTGATTCAACCACTAATATAAAAAAATTAAATTTATCTACAACATTTACTAATTCAAATATTTATGTTGATACGGGTTTTCATAAATATGCTGTATCATTTATATATACATCACAAGGTAATGTTATTGAAACAGATTTAGATTATATAACAACAATTTATATTGATGATACATACATAGTAAATATAACTTTACCTTTTTTACCTAATAATTTTTATAATGGTATTAATATATATAGAACTACTTCTTCTAATTTAACATTTTATTTATTAACTACAATAACTAATAATTTAGATAATCAAATATCTTATCTTGATAATATTTCTGATAGTAAATTAGTTAAATCTACAAATGTATTAAATAATAATATAAAAAAAGAAGATAAAATAAATAAATTAAATTTATTAATTATATATAAAAAAAAGATTAAATTTGATATAAATTATACATCATCAAGTAAGTTATCTATTGGAAAATATAAATATTTAATTGATAATCATGAAATAACAACTATATATGTTAATACTAATCAAATTATAAATATTTATATACAAGAACCAAATTGTAAAATATATCGTACTAAAATAAATGGAAATATATTTTATGAATTATCAAGTTTAAATATAGTAGATTTAAATACAGTATCTAATTATAAATATATTGATAATATTTCTGATGATTTATTAATAATACCTTACAATTATGTTTTAAATTCAGGGTTTTATAGTTATGCACTTACTTTTTTTAATAATAATGAGGATGAAACCTTATTAGATTACATTACAAGTATTTATGTTAATGAAGAGAATATTAATATAAGTAATTTACCTATAGATCCAAATAATTATAAATTTAGAAATATATATAGAACTAATGTAAATGATTCTACATTTTTATTATTAAAAACTATTAATAATATTGATAATAATTTTCTAGATACTTTTAATATACCTTTAACTATTCCATATACTAATTATAAACAATTAAATTATACAATATTAGATGACACTAATTATAAAATTATTAATAATAATTTTGTTTTTAATAATTATAATCCAAATTATTTATATTACATATATTATAATAATAATTATCAAACACATGTAAAACTATTATCATATAAAAAAAATATTCCATATGATATTGAACCTTTCTCTATTGAAAAAACATATACACTAAAATCAGGAATTTTTGATATTGCCATAAATAAAACTTTTATAATTAATAATAAAATTTATAAGACAGATTATTTAGGTAATTTTTTTGAGAAAACAAATATTATTGCTAATGATTCTTATCTTATTTCTCAAGATAATAATTTGACAAATAATGATCAAATAATAATAGATAATACAAATTATTATTTAATTAATGATAATTATTATTATATTAATATTACTAATTCTTTACAACCCTATAATTTTGGTTTATATACTTATAATGAAACAGAACTTCAATATGAGTATAATAATATTCCAATAATAACTATTACAACTAGTGAGACTTTATCAATTACTAGTAATTTTAATTTTATTTCATATAATAATCAACTATATAATTTTACTAATAATAATTGGGTTTTATATATAAAAAATATAAATACATTAAATAGTGATGATACATTTTTCAGTCCAGATTATTATTATTACAATATTACTGATAATAAACATTATTATTTACATAATAATTTAAATTTAATTTATAATTTTAATGAATATAAGATTATATTTGCATCAACTGATTTATTAAATATCGGATATATAATAGATTCACCTAATATATTAAAATATCGAGAAAATATTATGGATGAGTTTTCTTTACCAACTGGTAAATTTTTAATAAAAATTAATGATTTTAGGTTATATAATAATACTTTTGTTACTGTAAATAATGGTAATATTACTATAGATAATAAAATAACAATCGAAACTAGTAAAATAGAAATCTCTGGTAATTTTTATTCTAATAATAATAAATTATATTTATTTATTAATGGAAGTTGGGATTTATGTAAGCAAAAAGTATATTATGATTCAATTAATACAAAATATATATATGTAGATGCATTAGGTATAATAAGTAATATAACGATACTTGATGATAATTTTATAATAAATTCTAATATGTTATTTGATAAATATTCAAAAATAAATTATACATCTGGATATTATCTACTCCTACCAGAACAAATATTATATAATATTATACCAGAGTTATTTATTCAAGATGTAGGAATTAATTTTATAAAACCATTAAATTATAATATTATTAATAATAATTTATATATTAATAATCAATTACAAACACAAGGTATATATGTTATTGATGGATTAAGATATCAAATTACTATTGTTAATTCATTAATTCAAATTACTGAGGTATCAGAAGATATTGTAAAATTTGAAAATGGAAAATTATTATATATAATTGATAATGTCCTTAGAAATTTTAAATATAAGATATCATTTATAAACAAAGATACATTACTTGAAAGTCATATATCAAATTATATAACTACTAATAATACAGAAAATAATAATTTTTATACTAAATTTTATAATTTATCCAAAATATATGATAATTCATATAATGGATGGAATATTTATCGAACTGTTGATGGAGGAGATATATATTATTTAGTCACTACTATTTTAAATAGTATTAATACTAATGTAAGTGATTTTGTATATATTGATAAAACTTTAGATATAACACTTATTAAGAAGAAACACTATCAAGATATATTATATCCATCTCTGGAACTTCAAGATAATTCTACTTATTCAATAGTTAAAATTCCATTTAATAATATAGCTCCTAATTTACATTCATTTATTAGCCACTCCACAAATGTTAATTTTATGAATAAAAAAGAAATACCGGATTCTGTTGATTATATATTTAATAAACCATTTATTATGCTTGCAAGAAATGAAAATAATGTTATAAATAATGAATTTAAATTATTAGATAGTTTAAATAGTTCATATTTATATTTTTATAATATTCCATTTATTATAAATAATACTTCAATAATAAAATTAAATAATATTAAAGTAAATTATCAATTACCATTAGATACTAGTCAATTTTTTATAAAAGATACTCCATATTATAAAATTGTAAATGATAATATTATAACTGTTAATGATAATGAAGTTATTGACTTATCTTTTAATCCATCAGCCGAATTAATTTTTAATTCATCTACTGAGTTAATTTTGAATTCATCTACTGATTTATTTTTGAATTCAACTATTAATAATTATTGGCAAACTATTATATCGGCACTGGATAATAATAATAATTATACAAAATATATTAATTTAATAAATAATACAAATGATAGTTATTTATCAATATTTAAAAATATAATAAATGAACCTAATTTGTTTGGATTAACAACAACTAATTATATTCTACCATACATAAATAATTTATTAATTTATAACAATTATGATTATGATAAATATTCACATTATTCATTAAATTCTTATGTATATCAAACTTATTCTGGCAATAATAAAATAACTCTAGATATTAGTAATTATTTAATTAATATTTCAAACTACTTTACAAATCTCATAAATAATATTAATAATAATTTAAATACTTTAGAATATTATAATCCTAATAATTATTCTGACCAAACTGATAATTTTAATCAAATAATTTATAAAGAAAAAGTAACTAATTTAAATTTATTACATCCAATTATTGACACTAAAATAGATCAAATAAAATATAAAGATATAATATATGAGGATGTATTAATTGAAAACAATACATTAATAGTAAATAATTTTAATGAATATATTCAAAAAAATGATTATTATAAAATTATTGATAATGATGAAAAAAAGTTTAAATATATTGGATTAATTAATTTAAATAATTTATATTTTGGAAATTATTTTTTAGATAATAATATTATCATAAAAGATTTAAATTTTGGTCAAAAAATGATGGCAACTGAAATGATTAGTGTAATTTTATATAAAACAAATAAATTTTATTATAAATTAAAATTATCAATTGATAGCAATGATAAAATTACTATACTTTTAAATAATTCTTTTATTGAATTATCTAAAGTTGATCATTTTACATATGAAATATATTCTGATACTTTAATTAATTTTCCTTTAACTATAGTGCATACTGATAAACAATTTACATTTATTAATAATATTAAAGTAAATAATATATTTACATTATCATGTAATTATTTTAGTGAAGCAAATTTAGAAAAATATAAATATTATACATTAGATAATATAATATTTTATCAAACTAATGGTATAAATCATCTTAATATTGATTCAGATGAAAATAATATAATAATTACTTTGGGTAATTTTATAGATTATTATGATAATATTTATTATAAATTTGATAATAATATTATTAGTAATGATATAAATTATATTCCATTTGTTAATGCTACAAAAGTAGCATTATTAGATTCACAAACTCTAAATGTTGTAAAAAAAACAATTTTTTATTATAAACTTAAATTATTTATAAATTATGATATTGATAATTTTACAAAACTAGATAATTTTATTTATGAAATTTATAGTTATACTCTATTAAATGATTTTATATATTATTATAATAATAAATATGATATTCTTAAAATTGATAAAATTATTGATTTTAAAGAATATAATTATACTGGAGATTTTAATAGTTATTATAATTTAAATAGTTCTAATACAACTTGGTATTATACTATAGATAATGAAATTTTTTATGAATTAACACATCCAAAATATATTATTATAAATTCAACTAATGATAATATTAATATAACATTATGTAATTTTTCACATAATTTATCAAATATACCAACTAATAATAATAAAATTAATATGTTATATGAAACAAATCCAAATTATTATATTTTATGTTGTAATCAATCTAATATTAAAATTTTACAAATTAAAGATTTGCATAAAAGTATTGATGATAATAAAAATTATCATTGTTGGTTATATGAAAAAGATGAATTAGAATTTATTGATATTTCTAATAATTATCCAACATATTCTTTTTATAAATTAAATAATAAATTTTATTATAATGAAAATTCTAATTTAAGTGGGGCACTTTCATTTATTGATAATAAATTATTTAATTTTTATGAATTATATCAATTATTAAAAATAAATAATATTGAGAATATTAATGAACATATTGATGAACATATTGATGAAAAAGGAAATTTAATAACTAATAATATAAAATATAAAACAAATTTTATTCCAACTATTAATAATACTTGTTGTATAAATTACAATAAATTACCAAATGTTGGAACTCTTGATAATTTTAATTCTAAATATATAATTTTATCATTAGACCAAGATATGATAATTGATAATTCATTTAATGTAATTATAAATAATAATAATAAAATATGGTGGAAATTATTAGTTTATAATCAGCTAACTAAAGAAACTTATCATACATATTTAAAAATTGTAAATACAAATTTAACACCTCAAATAACATATCCATTTTATTTATCAAATTTAGATATAACATTAATTAATTATAAATATTATCTTAATGTAAAACATGAAGATTATAATAATTATGAGTTAAAAAATATAGATTATAATTCTATTTTAAATATAAAATCTGGATTTATATATAATAAAATAGTATTATTACATAAATATGATATTTATTATGATATTGTTATGATTACTAAATTATATTTATTTGCTGGTGATATAATTGAACTTGATTTTAATAAATTTCTAGTATTAGGTTTAAATATATTTACTAATTATTATGAATTAAAATTAATAAAAGTAGGTAATAAACTAACTTATAATTATAATGGATATAATCTTATTCATACATTCCCAATAAATAAAATTAATAATTTAAAATCTAATGCAATTTCTAAATTTTACACAAATATAACTGTGTCTTCAGGAACAAGTTTCTATAAAAATAATATATTTGAAATTAATTTAATAGATAATATTAATTTAACTGATGTATTTATTAATGAATTAATAAAAATCACTTTATTTTGCAGTAATAATCATTTATTTATATTTGATGCTTTCATTAATATTGAAATTGGTGATATATTAATATATGAAAATAATCAATATGAAGTTATATATATAAGAGATAATCAAGTATTTATTACTGGTCATCCTATAAATTTATCTGATAATTTTATTGAATTTTATTTAGTATATGATTCTTTAAAAAAAAATCAATTTCAGTATAATTATTATTTAAATCCATTTTATGCTAAATTTGATATTACATATTTGTCTAATGATTATCCAATAAAAATTAATGTACAATATTATTCAGAAGATTCCATTATAAGTGATTTAGATTTATCACTTTTGAATATTTATTATTATCAGCCGGTCTACCTAAATGGATACTATAATTATATTATTTCTATTACTAAAAATATTATTCAATTAAAAAATAAAATATCTCAAAATGGTTCATTTAAATTAATACTATCTCCTGTATTTAATTACTCATATTTTATTAATAATAAAAAAATAAATTATAATAAAAAAATATCAATAATTAATGAAGATAATAAATATATTCAATATGATATAAATAATAATACTATTAATTCAATTAGTATATCTTACTCATATAATAATAATTATATTAATTTTAAAAATTATGTCAATACTGATAATTATAATTTAAATATTAATTCATATCATCTATTAGTAGATATAAATAATAAAATATATTTAGTTCAAATAATTCAATCAAATAAATTTAAAGTTTTTTTAACTCCTAAATCATATAATGTTCTTAAGGCCGGACCATATTTATTAGATAACTTATTTACCTGTATTATTAATGAACATTATGAATTTACACTTGATATAAATATCTTACAAAAACAGAAACTAATTAATATCAATAATAATCTAATTCAGATAATAAAAAAATATCATATTAAAATTATTACTTATTTAAATAATGAATATAAAATAAATTTTATTTATCCTAATAATATAGTTAATTGCAAAATATATAATGAAGTATATATTAATAATAACTCTTATCAAATTAGATATGATAAAACAACTAAATATTATTATATATTATCTAATACAATTTTAGAAGATTTTACTGAAATATATACAATAAATATTAATTGGATTAAAAATACTATAGATAATACTAATAATAGTAAATTTTTGGTAAGTAAGGATACAAATAATCATATAATTTATATTAATGATGAACCATATTTAAATTTAAATAATATTCCATCTAATACAACTTCATATTACATTAAACCTAATAATGATAATATTTATTTAGTTCAAACTGTTAATTACCAATTGGTAAATAATAATATAATAAATATTTTAAAAACTAATACTAATAATTTTAGACTTTCATTAATTGATTATAAGTATTTTATACATGATTTAAATAATTCCATAATTAATATTAATAATAATAAGGCAACTTTAACTAATTCATTAAATAATATTGAATCATCTACAACTTTAATAAACTTTACAAATTTGTATATGGAAGTAGGCTTTATTAACAATAATAGATATAATGCAGATAATAATTATCAATTAGATTTATACAATATTATTTTAGATAAATCAATATTTTTGGTATTAAAACCATGGAAAACTTGGACATTATTATCTTATAATTACAACTTGAAAAATATAGCTCTAGAAAAAAAAGATTTTAATATAAATCAAATATATAATAGTAATTATTATATAACTGAAGATGAAATAATATCATTATCTAATTTTTTATTAAATGAAAAACATTTTATAAAAATTAAATTATTAGAAGAATTATTGCATAAACAAATATTAATTTGGATACAAAATATATTCTTTTTCTTTAATGTAAAAAATATAATTAATGATTTTATAAATTCAACTGAATTTAATATGTTTTATTTTAATGGAAATGAATTAGTTTATCAAGATAATCAATCAATAGTATATATAAGTAATGAATTTATATTTGATGATAAAAATAAAATAGTATATCGGGACCTAAATAATTTAAAAAAAGTATTATTTCAAATTAATGAATATATAACAACTGGTACAATTAATGATATTTTTTTTGGTATTTCTATTAATAATTTATTAAATTATCTTTACAATTTAGGAGAACAATTAATTAATTTTAAATATATTAACTTTAATAATAATATAAATTATACAGTTAATATAAATGAAATAGTAAATAATAATATATTTATTGATAGATTATATAATGATAATAGTAATATTTCTAATATAGAAATATTTCCATCTCATATAAATTATTCTTCAACTATTAATTATAATGATTTCTATATATTAAATGAATCAATAGAATATAAAATAGAAAATATCAAGTTTAAAGGATTATTATTTACATTAAATTTTAATTTATTAGAAGAATCTAATTCATTAATAACTAATCTATCTTCTGGTATAATTTTTTATAATAATAAAAAGTTAGAAAAAACTAACGAACATAATTATATTATTTATATAAATAATTTAGATGATATATCATTACAATATGATTCAAATTCAGGAATATTTTATGATGTTAGTATTTATTTTGACAATAATAAGACTTATATTAATTTTAAAAAACCAATTATATATAAACCTTATCTTACCTTAATAAAAATATATGGAATAAAATATTTTTTATATGCTTTACCTAATAATAAATATTATATTAAAGATTTTTCTAATAATAAATATTATAATAATATTTATATTGAATTAATTTATGTTTCATATGAGTTATTCTCAAGCTCATTTGAATTAATTAATAATATTAATGTTATATTTGGTAATTTTGAAACTTCTAAATTATATATAAATTTAAATGATATAAATTTAAATAATTTAGATAATATTATTGAAATAAATGGAATAGATTATAAATTTATTAATAATACTTATTTTGAAATATTAGATAATAATATTAATAATTCAGATATTATATTAAAATTACCCATAGTTTTCAATATAGAGAATAATTTAAATAACAAATATTATATCATTCTACCTGATTTTATTTATATTAATAATAATACTTTAATTAAAATTTTAGATAAATTTTATATTTTAAATTATGATAATATTGGTTATTATATTGATGAAAAATTATCTAATGTAAAATTTAAAGGATTTATTAAAACTTTAGAATTTAATAATAGTAAACAATATTTAGATATAAATTATATTTCATTGGAAAATTCAGAATTAATTATACATGATATAAAATTACAAATATATAAAAAATATATTTTAAAATATGATGGTAGATATTATATAGAAGAAAAATGTATTGAACATCTAATTAATATTAATATAATAAATACTAATAATATTTATTATGGATATATTTGCTATAAAAATATTGCTACAATTAGTAATTTTGTTGAATCTAGACAATATTTAAATTTAATTAATTTAAATAATATAGTTGAAGAGAAATATATATTAATTAATGATAATTATTATTTATTATCACAAGATAGTCATAATAATTATTATTTTATAACATCAAATCAAGTAGATTATAAATCATATACAACTAATATTAAACAAATTATTCCTTCCTTGCAAATAATTAATTTAAATCAAGCCGTATATGAAATAACAGTATCTGATGATGTTTCTAATAACTTATTATTAAATTATAATTTAGATAATTTAATACAACCTAATAATGTTAATGTTATTAATACTAATAGTTTATTATTATTTTTTGATATTAAATATAAAGAATATATAGATGATAATAAGTGGGCTAATTTAAATTATATAAATAGCTTAAATCATACTTTTATTAATCCTATTATCAGTATAGATAATAATTCAATTAATTTATTATATTCATACCAATACGATATTACTAATAATTTTTATATTTATACTCAAAATCATAATAAATATTTTTATATCTTAAATAAAAATGATAATGAAGAAGTATCATTAAATAATAATGATGGTCTATTATTAAATAATACTTTAATATTATATTATAATAATAAACAATATGTTGCTCTAATATATTCAAATAAATATATAATTTCATTAAATGAAAAAATAAATGATTTATCTACTGGAATAATTTATAAAATTAATAATAAATTTTATTTTAGTAATAAATTAAAATTTTATCAAAATAATTTAAATTTAGTTAAATTTCAAAATCAAAATTCATTATCAAATATTAATATTAATGAAAATAATATATTTATTGGACAATATTTAGTTTCATATAAAGATTTTCAAATTATAAATAAAAGTTATGATAAAAATTTTAAACAATTATTAAAAATAAATAAAAAAAGTTTTGAAACAATAAATACTATTATATCAAAACCTAGTATATCTCATTATAGTAAAATTTTAAAATATATTAAATTATATTTTAATGATCAACTAATTGAAGAATTAAATGAATATACTTTTGAAATGAATTATAATTTATATAGTTCTGATGAAAAAAAAAAACAAATAAATAAATTAACAAAAATTAGTAATGTAAATGATGGATATCAAATTTATATACCATTATTATTTTGGTTTAATAATAATTCTACTTTGGCTATTCCTACTGTTTCATTACAAAATACTAATATTAAATTAGTCTATAAATCTTCATTTAATTATGATATTAATATTGAATTAATTACAGAATTTATAATTTTAAATAATGAAGAAAGAAAATTATTTGGAACATTAAATCATGAATATATTATTCAAACATTTAAAACATATCCTAATGATTCTATTTATCCTAAAGAAAATACTTTTATTTTAGATAAAAATTTAACGGGTTTAGTTAAAGATATTTATATTATTACTGACCCAGATATTTATATCAATTATAATAATGATTCAAGATATGAAAGTTATATAAATGCATATAATAATTATATTAATAATTGTTCTTATAATGAGACTTTATTAACTTCATTGGAAGAACAAGAATATAACACTTTATTAATAAATTTAGAAGAACAAGAATATTTAAAATATATATCTACTGAAAACAAATCATTATTTGAATTTAATAGAATTAATAGGTTATTAAATAATTTTCCTAAAAATTTAATTAAATTTTTAATGTATCTTGAAGATAAATATTTATCTACTAATTTTTCAAACCAAAAAAAAAATCAAATTATATTTATTTATTTAAAATATCAATTTTGTAATAAAGAAATAAATGAACAATATTCTCAAATATCTTCAATAATTATGAGGGCTAATGGTAAGGAATTATTTTCAGAAAGAGATTATTTATATTATAACTATGTTATACCTTATACTAAATTTAAAACAACTTTACCAGTAGGTAGATTAATTTATTCATTTTCATTAAATCCATTAGATGAACAATTTTCGGGACATTTAAATTATACTAATTTTGATAATTCAGAAATAGTATTAAAAACTAAAAATAATAAATTCTTTAATTTACAAATTATAGTTAAAGAATATAATATATTAAAAATAATGAGTGGATTTGGCACAAAATTATTTTATTAATAATTTTATTATACAAAATTATTTTATTAATTATTTTATTAATAATTTTATTATACAAAATTATTAATTATTAAATAATAAACCACCTATACCATTAGCTACTTTAAAAATATTATATGTTATGGCATAGCATCTAACAGTTGCGGGATTTTGATAATTAATACTTTTATTCATTGTTAATTGAATGTATGCATCATCAATTTTACTAAAATTTAATGTTCCTGAAGGTTGTAAATTTTTTGGATATAATGAAAAAGAATATAAATATATTCCTTTTTGATTATCATAAAAATTATATTGATATTTTTGTAATGAAGTATAATATTGAATTGAAGTTAAATTCATTCTATTAATTGAATTTATAATTACTAAATTTTTTAAGATTAAATTATTATTATAATTAAATTGATCATTAATATTTAAATTTGATATTAATATAGCTCTCCATAATATTAACTTTACTGGATTATATAATGATAATTTATAAATATTATTAGTTGAATTTATAGTTTGTTCGGGTAATGTTTGTATTAGTGGTATAATATAATCATATGATTTATTAATAAAATTAATTCTTTCAAAATTATCTAAATAAATATAATTAATTAATAAATATGCATTAAGTAATGATGGTTTATTATAAATAAAATTATTATTATTTTGAATAGATATAGTAATAGGTGATACAGATAAATAAGTTATAGTTCCAATGATTGGTGTATTATTAATAAATAAATTTTTAATTGGATTATAATATAAATATCTATTAATTGGATCAAATGATATAAATTCACCAGATATTAATATATTTTGATTTATTTGATTTAATATTTCTTTATACTCAAAACAACATATACTTTCATTTATTTGTATATAATAAGATGGTGATATTTTATAACATAAATCAAAATTATTAAAATTTACATTTATTTTAACCTCACTATTTGCAATTGATATTAAAGGTAAGCCTAATCCAGAATCTAAACAAAACCAAAAACAACATGGTATATATAATATATATTTATTTTTACTATTACTAAAATTATTTAATAAAGGTATATTACCAATCATATTATTATAACTTTTTCTATGACCACTACCAATTGTTAATTCAAACCAAATATTTAACCAATCACCATAATGTTTATCTATTACATTACCTTCAATCTCAATTTCAACATAATTTATTAATGCTAAACCAATTTTGTCAACCCATTTAAACTGTATACAACTATTTTCACAATAAATATAGGGTAACTCAATATATATATACATACTATTAATTAAATCACCATTTTTACTTATATTTACTGAACATTTTCTCCCAAAATCTGGGGTAGTTTTAAAATACTGTGGTATTAATTCAATTGAAAAATTTGTATATTTTTTATATGAAATTTTGAAAAAAGTTATTTCAGGATGGGCTGATAAATAAATATTTTCTTTTCCAACAGATACTAAAATTAATAATCCTAATGCCATTATATAATATAATAATAAGAAACTTTTAATTATTTTTATATTTTTTTATAAAAATAATTAATAATTTATAAAATTTTAATATTATTTATCTACTTGGTATAAAAAAACCTCTCGTAGTTTTATTTAGATGTGAAGATTGACCAGTAAGTAAATTTTGAATAAACTTATATGTTTCACTTAATGAATTATAAGTTTCTTTAGTATATTTATCCATTTTCTGCGATAATTTAATAATTATATCTTCTAAACTTGCATAACCAGGAGTACCAATATTACCAAATTCATTTATAAATTCTTCTTTATTCTTAGATAATTTTGCTAATTTTGCTAAAAATTCATGAACTTTATACATTTTTTTAAATTCAATTTCCATATTATTTATTCTTTGGTCAATAATAGTATCAAACTCTTTAGTAGTTACTTGATTTTTTTTTAATAATTGCTGAACTTTTTTTAGTTTATTAATAATAGAGTTTTCTACCAAAGATGAAATATATTCTTGATATGTTTTTTTATATGTTTTTTCTTCTACATCTTCATTATCCCCATTTCCCCCTATCAAAATATTATTAATATTTTTAGAATATTTTAATGAATTAATATTATTATATATATTATATAGTTGATGATTTAAATATTTTTTAAGTGTAAAATTATTTTTAATATTACCATTTCCGCCAATTATTGGATGCCAGATTGGTAATGAATAAGGTAATGGTTTCAACATAAAGCTCAATCTTTGTGTAGGATTTTCATTATTATATATACTATTATTTATAATATAATTTTCTGATGAGAATTTTTTTAATTTATCTTTTAATGTATGTGGATTATTTAAAAATAGTAATGGACATAAACTTACATAGCCGTTTAATAATTTAATTAATTTATTATTAGATTGTATTTTTGATAATAATTCATATTGTTCTTGTTCAGATTTTTCTATGAATAATGGATCTTGTTGTAATAAATTAGGTAAAGTACCTTTCATCCATTCTTCTGCAGATTCATATCGATTGAAGAAAATATCATTAGAAAATTTTATCTCTTTAATTTGAAAATGAAATACTTCTAATATACATAAAATAACTAATGGATGTACTGATTTCATATCTGATATAAAATTTGACCACCATTGTTCATTTACAAAATATTGTACACATGTGTTTAAATTATTAGTACTATTATTATAAAAATAACTTTTATTTGAAGTTTGTGAATCTGATTTCTTTTTTGTTTTAGATTTTTTTGTACTTTTTCTTGGAGTAGCACTTGGATGTCCTGGAGTAGCACTTGGAGGTCCTGGAGTAGCACTTGGAGCTCCTGGAGGTCCTGGAGGTACTGGAGCTCCTGGAGGTCCTGGAGGTACTGGAGGTACTGGAGGTCCTGCATCTGCTGGTGTATCTGACACTGCATCTGCGGGTCTATCTTGGACTGCGGGTGTTTCTGACCCTGCGGGTGTTGCTGACCCTTCGGGTGAACCTCCATTAAATCCCTCTCCTCTTCCGGTTTGAGTAAAATAGTGCATGCTTTTATTCTTGTTTTTCCTCTTATTATATACTCCACCATTAAATATTTGAATACTACCACCTGAAATATCAGGATTTGGCTTACCCGCATCGGATTCCTCAGAAAATACAATACCACTACCTGAGCTACCACTTGAGCCACTACCACTTGAGCCACTACCACTTGAGCCACTAGCCTGACTTGCATCATCATTAGGATCTACCGGAACACCATCAGGACCAACAACAACAAGGTCATCACTTTCACCACCACTGTGTTCAGTTCCTTCTATAACATGTTCATCAAAGCCATCATTGATATTTACACCAAGAATACATCCTAAAATAAAAATTGAGCAATTTTCTAATAATTTTTTTTTATTTGAATAAGTGCAATTTAATAATAATTTACAAAATTTTTTAGGATTTACATTATACATAGTTTTATTATTTTTTTCAAAAAATTTTAATTTAGAAAATGTATCATATATATAAGTAATATTTTTTTTTTTATCATTAATATTTGTTGACATTTGTAAAATATTAACTTCTTGATTTTTATTATGATGATTTATTAATGACATACAATTTTCTGCTGCCTTAAAAGGAATTTCAATCGCATCAATTTTTTGTATTTTTTTATTTTCATCCACTTCTAATATATTAAAATCATCAGTGGTAATATCCGATTTTGTTTTATTAAAAGATTGTGTTTTAAAAACCGGAGTTTGAGCAATACTGCCTAGGATCATTATTAATTCTACTTTTGTTTCTATTAAAAAAGGTGTTTTAATTTTTGCTATTCTGTCAAACAAGTCACTGATATCTCTTTCTCTATTTTGTTCACTAGAGTCTGAATCATCTGATGAATCAGATGATGATGTAGAATTATTACCACCTTGTAGTTCCTGTGGATCTTTAAAACTTATTAATTTATTTTTATCTGTTTCATAAGATGAACTAGCTTGATATAATTTATCAATTGACATGATGTGTTGTGCTATTTCATATTCAGAAATAGCTTGTATATAATCATTATTAATAATAAAATTATTATCTTGAAAATTTAAAATAGTTTTTATAACGTATGTGTTTTGTAATATTTCGTTAATAAAACTATCTAATGATTCCCATTCAGAACTAATCTGATTACAATGTGTTTTTGTTTCATTAAATATTAATTTATATTCTTCTTTAGATATTATACTATCAAAATGTGTTTCTAATTGTTTGTTTAAAATTAGAATTTCTTCTTCATATTGCTTATATTCCCTATTTATGTCTTCTATTGTAATGTCAGTATTACTTATTGTGTTTAGAAAATTTTTAAGTGGATTAGTAAATGTAAGATTCAATAATGTTTTATCTAATACTTTGGTGTCTTTAAAGGTATTTAATTTATCATTAATTATAGTTTTAAATGTGTCATTATCACACATTACTAATTTTTCAAAAATTTTATTTATCATTTGTAATGGCACTTCTTTTAAGTTGTCTATACTGGTATTTATTGCAGTATTCACTGCTTGAAATGTACTTGCCACGTTTTCTTCTTTTAAAAAAAGCTGATATATTTTTGTTATATTGTCTTTTATAGATAAATTTATAGTAAAAAATATGCATGAGATTAAATTTATTACCTTATGCTTGAGGTCAGTATATAATAGGGCACCTTTATTAGATTCTAAGCTATTCATAAAACTTCCTAAGTTCTGTAACTTAAATTTATCTATGGGCTTCTGGTCTATAGTAATATTTTTATACATTTTAGAGGCGCCACACCGACATGATGTCATTAATTGTTTTAATATGGGTTGTTCATTAAGCTTATTAAGCGATAGTTGTAATCGGTCTAGTAACTTTTGTTTTTCATCTGGTTGTGCAGGTTGTGCAGGTTGTGCAGGTTGTGCAGGTTGTGCAGGTTGTGCAGGTTGTGCAGGTTGTGCAGGTCGGGGTGGTTCTTCTTTTTTTTTAAAATTTAGTATTGTATTATGTAAATATGATAAAATAAAAAATCTATCTCTATAATTTATATGGGTATTTATTAATACATTTCGCATTTTTGAAGATTTCTTGACTGTATCATACATATCCGATGATAATATTTCTAAGTCTCTTAAATACTCTGGATACTTTTTAAAATTATTTTCTTCATTCATTTTTTTTACTTGTTTATTATATTTCTCTATTTGGTTTAACATATTTTCAGTATTTAATATATACTTATCTAATGTATTTTTTATACTATAATAATGGTCTTGCCGCTTTGGAAATAACTTAATAATATATTCGATGGATGGTAAACATATTCCATTATTTACTTGAATTAAAATATCAAATATAAATTTTTCTCTCTCTCGTCTATTTGCATATGTTTTTTTAAATAATTTATTTAACATTTTAAATAAAGCTTTAGTTATAAAATTATCATATTTTATTTTTTTTACTGCGGTTTGAAATTTTTTAAAAAAATCCTCATTGAAGGTTTCTAATATTACTTTTGACATATTTTTATCAGATGTAAAAATGGGATTTAAAGGATTTATAAATTGCCTAAATGATACAGTTTTATTATTCATATATATAATATAATATAGAAAAAAAAAATTTATATTTTTTAAATATAAATTATATTATATAATATATTATATATATGAAAATATTTATTATTATAATAATATTATTAATATTAATTTTTTATTTTAAAAATAATGAGTCTTTTAAATCACTTAATGACCAAAAAAAACTTAAAGTTATAAATTTTAATACTACTTGGTGCGGGTATTCTAAAAATTTTGCACCAATTTGGGATACACTGATAGAGACTAATATTAATTCTAATATTGAATTTGTAGATATTAAATGCGATGACCCAAAAAATAATAATATATGTCAAAGTAATAAATATCAAGTATCCGGATTTCCACAAATAATGTTTGAAGATTATAAAGGAAATATTTTAAGTTATAAAGGACCTAGAACTATTGAAAGTATTAATTTATCAATTAATAATGTTGTAAAAGAACTTTAATTTCTTTATAAAATTCTAAATCTTTTAATTTATTAATGTCAAATTCTGCATAACCATTTAATGCACCATACCAAGTCCCGCCTATAGCCCCTGTAGTATCATTATCACCTGGATGAATACATACTAATGTCATGAAAGAATATAAATTATTAGTAATTAATAAACAATCATAGGCAAAAATACAAACATCCAAACCAGAAGAGGCAATTTTATCCCAATAATTATGTTTCTCATATTTAATATCTGTATTTGTATAAAAATTAATTAAAAATTTATGTCTATCATTAAAATATTGAATATTTTCATTATTATAATCATAGTTATCAATTCTTTCTTCTTTATACTTTTTCCAATAACTCATGAAATTATCCAAATCATTAACATCGTGTGTTTTTGGATAATATTTATGAATTATTTTATTTTCATATAATTCTAATAATTTATTAAGCCATTCATATTTATTAATATTATTTATTGCAAATGCCGTAAATAAAGCAGTTATCATACCTCCCAAAAATCCAACATAATAATTATGAGTAAGGATTGATGCTGTTATAGATTCAGAAATAACTTTTTCAATATTATTGAAATATTTTAATCCAATTGGACCAGTTCTCATTGCTGCTCCATTTCCACCCATTTTTGAACTAATCGGAATATTTATTTTTTGTTGTAACATTCTAATACTATGTAAAGTAGTAATACCCGAATATCTTTTATTATTTTTTAATAAATCTAATACATTAACATATTCATTAATATAATTAATTTTTCCACCACCGTTTATTACAGCTTTCATAGTAGCAATAATTAAAATTGTATCATCTGAACTATCCCATTTTTTAATATTTAAATTAGTTGGACCACCCTGTATTATAAAATGATTTAATAAAGTATTTGACATAGCAGTATAAGATTGAAAATCGTTAATATCATGCCCATAATTAAATTCCCATTGACCATTATTAAAACCAATAGTTTCAAAATAAGAAGCTAACATTAAGCTTGCTTCAACCTTATCCATTAAGCTTGATTTAACCTTAGACCTTGAACTTGATTCAATATTATACATTAAATATTATTAAAAGTTAGTTTTTATTTTAAATAAAATATTATTATTTTTTAATAATAATGTTTGATAATTTAAAATATAATTTGTATGAAATTTTAAATATCGATCAAAATGCAGATGAAATTTCAATAAAAAAAAGTTTTAATAAATTAATTAAAAAATTTCATCCTGATAAAAATTCAGACACAGAAATTGATGTTTATAATCATATTATTTATGCAGGTAAAATTTTATTAGATACTAGTAGTAGAGAAGCATATGATAATTTATTACTTGAAAAAACAAATATGTTTAATGATTTAAAATCAGGATTTTTAAATCTTAAAGTAAAGATTGATAATTCAATTTCATATAATTCAAAAAATAATGATTTAAATAATTATCATAATTACTCGGAACATAATTATTTGGAAAATCCAATTGAAAAATTTAATAATATAAATAGTTATCGTAATGATATTGAAATTGAAAAAATTAATTATCAAAATATGGATGAGTTTAATAATCAATTTATTAATAATAAATTAAATGGCAAATTTAAAAATCAATTATTAGAAGAATATAAAGGTGATGCAGGTGAAATACCTATTTATACAATTGGTGAAGTATTTACTAATATTAATGATATAGATAAATTATATATCGATGACACTGTTGATAATTCAAAATATTGCAGTTTAAATAGAGCATTTACTTTATTGCCAATAATTAACCAATAATTATAATAATTTATTATTATAATTATAAAACATAATTAATCTTTTCAAAAATATTTATTGCTAAACTTAAACTGAATAATTTAACAAATTCAGTAATATATGACTACCTTCAAATTAATCAGCTAAGTTCTTTGGGATTTTGATATCTCTAGTTTCTAAAGATTCATTAACTATGATAAAACTATTTGTACCAGAATAAATATCTAATTTTATTTACATAGGATTAGATAAAGTAATATATTAATAATTTATAAAAATTAAATATTTATATCTAATATTTAAGAACTTTATTACAATTTCATTTATTTTTTTACAATATCATTCTAATAAATATTTATAAAATAATTTATATTTATTACTATAAATTAATATTTTAACATATTTATTGATTTTATAAGGTTATAAAAAATATTTTAAGTTATATTTATATTATCCTATATTATAAAAAATTTAAAATAAAAAATAAAAAAATTGATTTTTTTTTTTTTTATATTAATTTTAAATAATAGTATGACATTTTTAATTGATAAATTTGATTTAGATAATAATAATTATACTTTTGATAATATTATTATTGGAAAAAAAATAAGATTAAATGATAATTTAGCAAAATATTATATTTATTATCATGATGATTTATCGGACTCTCCTAAAGATATTATAATGAAAATACCAAAGTCAAGAATTATTTATAAATTAGGACATTCAACTTTTAAACAAGAACAAATAGCTTTATATCCAAATTATAATTTATTACAAAATTTTATTACATTTATTAAAGAATTTGAAAATAATATTAGTAACTGTATTACTGGAAAATTTCCTAATTTAGAATTAAGTTCATTATTAAATAAAAAAGATAATATTGTATTTATTAAATTAAAAATTGAAGATAATGTAAAAATATCATCTCCTTTAAATAAAATTATAACTTTAAAAAATTTAAATATTAATAGTGAAATTGAATCAATTATAAAAATTAATAATATTTGGATAAAAGATAATAAATTTGGCATACAAATACAATTATATCAATTAAAATATTATCCATCATTAATTGAATTGAATTATAATTTTTTTGAAAAAGATATTATAATAAATACTGAAATTATTGTAAAAGAAGATAAACCAAAATATATTGATTCTCATGAATCTACTAATACTATAATACATAGTAATAAACCAAAAAATATGCCACAGATTCCATCTGTAGAAGCATTATTAGCTGCAAAAAAAAAATTAAAGGCAATTTAAACATTATTTTTTTATATACAAAATAAAAATTTTATATATAAAAAAATGTACTGTTAATATATTATGGCAAATAAAGGAAATTGGGAATTTAGTTTTTATCAAAAAAACCATAATGCTAATTTAGAAGCAACTAATAAATTATTAATGAAACCCGAAAATTGTTTTAATCCAAAATTTATACAGTCATATATAGTTATACAACAAACAAAGGAACAAATTATTCAAGAAAAACATAATAATGGTCATAAACTTAAAACCGCAGAAAAAATAATTTTAAATAATTATATTGATAAAGAAATTAGAATTTTAAAAAATGATTTATTAAATATTTCCAAATATGGATCTAAAGCTCTTCCAATTAGTGTAGAAGGAAAAATACATCTAATATTTAAAATATTAGAACAAAATATAACTCATGAAAATAAAGATTTTATAGCTAATATATATTTTAAATTAAGAGAATATAATATATCATCTAAATTAAAAAAAGAATATGAAATTATTATTGATAAAATGAATAAAATTTTAATTGAATTAAATTTAATAGAATTACAATTTACTAAATTTCATACTAATATGCCTCCTTTAAATTGTAAAGGATTTACTAAATTTGACGATTGGCAAATTCAAGTTATTAATAATATTGATAATGGTATTTCTACTATTATTAATGCACCTACTTCAGCGGGCAAATCTGTTTTATCTGGTTATACTACTACTAAAGGAAAAATATTATTTGTTGTTCCAACTGATGCATTAGCATGGCAAATGTCATCTTATATTGGTCATATTTTAAATAGTAATATTCCAATACTAACTGATACTTATCAATCAATACCAACTAGAAATGAAATGATAACATTATTAAATAATTCTCCTGCAATAGTTGGAACACCTAATATTATTTTAGATTTTTTACCATTTATAAATAATAATTTTGCTTGGATTATTTTTGATGAAATACATATGATAGGTAAAGAAGAAGGATTTGCAATGGAAAATATTATAAAATTATTAAATAATATTAATTTTATTGCATTATCAGCAACAATAAGTAACACTGATGAAATTCAAGAATGGTTATCTAAAATAACTAATAAAAAAATAGATAAAATTATATGTAATAAAAGATTTTTTAATTTACAAAAATATTATTATGATAATAGGTCTAATGAATTTAAATATTTAAATCCTTTAGCATTAGTCACAGAAGAACAAATATTAGATGGTAGTTTAATAAATAAATCATTAAATCCAACACCTCCAGATTGTTGGGATTTTGCACTTAAATTAAAAAAATATTTTGATTTAAATGACTTAGACCCAAATATTTATTTTTTAAATATTAATTTATCAGAAATAGATAAAGTAAAAATAAACAATTTAGATGAAGTAAAAATAATAAATTTAGATGAAGTTAATGTTTATTTTAATAAACTAATAATTTTTATAATTGACAAATATAAAAGTAATCCTGTAGATGTAATGACTATTATAAATAGTTATAAAAATGAACAACTTGAATCACAAATTCCTGATTTAATTAAATTAGCTTTTAAATTAAAAGAATTACGTAAATTACCAACTATTATTTTTCAAAAAGATACAAATTTATGTTTAACACTTGTTAGACAATTTGCTAAAAATATTGAATTACTTGAAAATACAAAATATCCAAAATTACAACAAGAACGAATTAAACAAAATAAAAATTTAAAAAAAAAAATAAATAATGATTCTAATCATTCTGAAAAATCAATTAAACAATTACTTGGACACGTTCAATTAAAAAAAGATAAATATGTATCATCAATTGCCAATATAAATAATAATGATGAAGAAATAGATTTAATTTCAATGCAAGAACCGCATGAAGATTTTATTTTTACACATGTACAAAATTTTTCAGAGGCAACTATAGAAGAATGGATTAATAATTTAAAAAAATATTTTCCTAATGATGGTATATATTATCATTTTATTATTAAATTATTATGGCGTGGTATAGGAGTATATACTCATACTTTACCAGACCCATATTTACGATTAGTACAAACTTTAGCATGTAATAAACAATTAGCTATTGTATTTAGCGATATGTCATTAGTTTTTGGAATTAGTATGCCATTTAAAACTGTTGTTATTTTAAGAAATGAAAATAATGATGATTTAGATTCAATGGTATTTCATCAAATGGCTGGACGAGCTGGAAGACGAGGATTAGATAAAGAAGGTAATATTATATTTGCTGGTTTTTCTTGGAATAGAATTAAAGAATTATCTATAAGTGAGCCACCAAAAATTAAAGGAATGTTTAAACAATTATATTCAATAATTCATGCTATTAACTTAAATACAAAATATAAATGGGAAAATCAAAACGATAATTTTCTAGATAAAAGTATAATTAATGAAGAACAACGTATATTTCAGTATAATATTAATAGTAATTATAATAATAGTTGGAAATTTGCTCTTATAGGAAATGATATAAATCATTTACATATGAATTGGCGATTAAGATATTCTAATGAAGGATTAATTATTTCTTTTTTAATTCCTTATTTGAGAAGAGCATTTGAAAGTTTAGATCATCAACTTGAAGCAAATCAAATATCAATTGCTCATTTTTTATCTAAATTTATTTCAACTTATACTACAAATTCTAATAATATTTTAAATGATTTATTACTTTTATCTACATATCCGTATAATACAATTACTACACAATTAGAAGAATTGCAGATTTTTTTACCTAAAAATATTGATGATAAAATTTTTTTATCAATTCAAAATAATTCTTTAATAAAAGATGCAAAATTATTAGAATTTGGTAATAAAATTTTAATTATACAACATTTTTGTTTTCATTCAAAAATATTAGGTTTATGTCGTTTATTAGGTAAATTATTAACACGAATATGGTGGATTTGTCATACTAGTTCTCCAATAATGAAATCAATATCAGTTTTTGATAATCATATTATTTAAATACTTTTCATATTAATTTTAGAATTATTATCCTGTTTTGTTTATAATTATAATTAATTATAAAATATTATTAATATTCGTTACTTTGTTTATAAATTTAACTTTTAAATAAAGAATATAGTAAATATGAAGATAAATTTAGAATATAATATGTTATTAAATTTTTTTTTATAACATGTCAATATTTATTAAAATACCTTTATAAAATACCTTTATATAATACCTTTATAAAATAACTTTATTTTTATCTATAATAGGTCACTATCATATACAATATTTTAAGGTTTTAAATCAATGTATATATATTTAAATTTTAATTTAATTATTAAATAAAATTATTAATTTAAATTAATCTATTTTTCATAATACTGTTATAGATACTTAGTCTATTTTTCTAAATAATATAATTATATTTTTATTATAATATAATTATTTTTTTATTATAATTTATAATTATAAATGATAAATATAACATTTCAAAATTACAAACTGACCAATTGATATAGTTAATCATCATATTTTTTTTAATGAGTAGCGATTGTTTATATAAAGTATCAAGCATCATTTTTTAATTAAAGTTTTAATTTCTGAAATTAATATATCTAATAATTTAATATATTGGTCAAATATAGGGATATTAGTAAAATTATTATTTTCCTCTTCTGAAATATTATATGCAACATGAGAAGAACATACTTCAATATTACTCAAACAAAACTTTTTTAATAATATAAATATTTGATTTATAGTATTATTTATTGCTATTTTATTTGGATTAATATCTATACTATTAATAAAATCAGTATGTATTTCTTCTGTAAAATCGGTAAGTGTTATTTTCATATTTTTTTTAATATTAATTTTATTTAAATATTTAAAATTTCCTATAAGTATACTAATTGATATTATACCAATTGTAAAATAATATGCTAATATTAATAAATGTTTATTTTTATTTCTTTTTTCTTGTTTATTAAACTCATTTAAATAACATGAATATAAAATATTACTATCTATTTTAGGAATAGAAGAATTAGATAAATTTATTAATAAATTATCATATTTAATAAATATTTGTTTACTATATTTGTTAATCATTATATTTTGTAAAGATAAATCAATATGAATTAATTTAGAACGTATAATATAATAACATTCATTTAGAAATTGAATAATTATATCTAATTTTAATTTATCTGATATTGAATTATACATCATATAATCGGCTAAAGTCTGATATCTTTTTTGGTCAAATTCTTTAATCTGAGTTTCTGTTAAATAGTTATTTTGGGTATCAAAAGGATTTATGAACTGTATATGTTCTAGTTTTTCTAAAAGTTTTTCTGATAGTTTTTCTTCTGGTAGTTCTTCTGGTATTTTTACTGTTGTTTCTTTTGGTTCTTCACATTGTTCTTCTGTTTGTTTATCTTCTGGTGTTTGTTCTAGTTTTTCTGATAGTTTTTCTTCTGGTAATTTTACTGTTGTTTCTTCTGGTTCTTCACATTGTTCTTCTGGTTGTTTATCTTCTGGTGTTTCTTCTGGTAATTTTAGTGGTGTTTCTTCTGATAATTTTATTTCTTGATCATCGTGCTGGTCTTGATCATAGTGCTGGTCTTCTTGAACATCGGATTGGTCTGTTTTTGATATTTCTTTAAATTTCATGGTTTTATCAGATCTTAACCATTGTTTGCTATGTAAAATTGTTAATTTATTTGTTAAATCTATACTTCTATTACCTATATCTAAATTATTTATTTTATTTTTTATTTGAATTAAATGTTGAATTAAAGTGTCATAACATGTGTCTGTATCAATATTTGTCATAAAAATTAATTGTTTTAACATATTATACATTTCAGTATATTCATGCTGCTGAGGATTTATTGTTAAAATTTCCTTTTTTATCAAATCTTCCAACTTAGAAATTAATAAATACATATCAATTTTCTTTGTTTGTTCTTTTATTAGGTTAACTTGTTCATTTAAATGTTCAAAGATTTTATGAAGTCTTTCATATTCTAATATATATAATGCATTTAAACCTATAGCATAATAATATGTTTTAAGTAAGTCAATTAGATTTGGCTTAATCTTTTTTACTTGTTGGTCCTTTACCTTTAAGAGATGTGATGATGTATTATAGATTAATGACCAACTTATTTCTTGGTCAAGAATATTTTCTTTTAAATTAATAGCACTACCATAATCTATAATAGATAATACTTTAGTTATTTGATTATATACAATATTATTAAATTTTAAATCTGTATTTATATAGTCTTTTTCCAAAATATTTATACATTCTATTAAAAATTGTTTTACTAATTTTATTCTATCAATAAATGATATTTTAATTGTTTCAAATAACGTACTTAAAGTTATACCCAAATATTTATAAATTAAATAATGATCGGTATCATTATAAAATAATAATTTTAGTTTTATTTTTGAATTATATAAATCCATCATTATTTTTTTTTCACTATTATAAATTTTTTTTATTTCTGTTTTACTATTATCAAACTTTTTAAATACAACTTGTTCAGTCTTATTTAAAATTAAATTGCGCATTTTAGCAAAATAAACTTTAGCAGTTGCCCCTTGACCTATTGGTTGTAAATTTATTGTTATCATATATTTTGTTTTATTTTCAGATTCATATAATAAAGATTGATCTTTTTGTTTTATATATTCAATTGGTTTTTGCCCACCTGCGGTCTTATTATATAATGTTGATATTTTTAATATATTTAATTTGTATAAATATTTATTTATTTTATAATCATTATTATTTAATTTATAATAATTAAATTTTTTTTCATAAAAAATATGATTCATTATAAAATTTAAGAAAAAATATAATTTTTATTTTTATTGTCAAATTTATTACATTGATAAAGTATAACCTTCATATTCTTAGAATAGTGAATAAATTATTTATATTTTCATATGATTAACTTTTTATTTTAAATTAATTATAATATTATATTATTATTTATTTTATATTATTATTAAATTTATTTATTACATATTATAATAATATAATATCAAAAAAAAAATATTATATTATTATAATATAAATAATATAATAATGTCATTTTATTCAATATTGCAACGTCATGAAAATAATCCCAGAATACAAGATATTATTCAACGCATAGGAATACCTCAATTCTTAATAGACCTTGATAAATTAAAAAATGAAGAAGATGTTCAATGTAGTTTAATGAAAACAAATATTTCTCAACACTATGATTTATTAAAACCATTATATCCTAAAGATGAAGAAGAGATAGAAAGAAATAAAAATGATAAATTACGACAATTTAGATATAGTTCTGATGAAGCATATGAAAGGATTCAAACAGCATTTAATAAAATAAAACAATATATTAATGTATTGGAAGAATATATACAAAGATTGTCTGAAGAACAAGTTGCTAATGAAATTTCAAAAAAAAAAAAAGAATTAATAAAAAATATGGAACAAATAACTTTCATTAAAGAACACTTTGCTAATATTAGAATTAGATTTAAAAATTATATGTTAGAGTTTAGCAAATCTATAAGTAGAAGGTATCCCGATTTACTTGAAACCACTCGTGTCAGGAACCTAAAAATTATAGAAAATGAACTATTACCAAACTTGGAACATCAAGCATTAATACAGCAGGAATTAAGACATCCGGAATTAATACAGCCAGAATTAATACATCCAGAATTAATACATCATCATGAAAATAATTCCAGAATACAAGATATTCTAGAACGCATTGGAATACCTAAATTTCTAACAGACATTGATAATTTTAAAAATGAAGAATATGAATTATATCGTATAGAGACAATAAATATTATTGAACAATATAATTTATTAATACCATTATATCCTAGAGTTGAAGAAGAAATAGAAGCCTATAAAACCCTGCACTTACAATTTTTTAAAAGATGGTGTGATGAATTATTTAAAATAATTGAAATTGAATTTGAAAAAATAAAACTATATATTACTAGCCACGCAGAAGATATATTTTCAGAAAAATTGTCTAAAGAACTAATTACTGTTGAAATTTTAAAAAAAAAAAATGAATTAATACTACACTTATATAAAGAAATACCATTCCTTAAAAATAGCTTTGCTAATATTAGAAAAGATGTTAAAAAATCTTTTTTAGAACGTAAAAAATATTTATGTAGGATGAATGACAGATTACTTGAACAAGAACGTATCCAAGAACAAAAAAGAATTGAAAAAGCCTTGCTTCCAGAATTAAAATACTCTAACATTCCTATATCTCGTACTTTGAAAGATAATATTGATATTAACAAATTAAGAATAGAAATTAAAAAAGCTAAAGCTACTAAAATTAAATATAAATCTATAATATATCAAAAAGAATTGTTAAATATGGAGGAAAATGATAATTTAGTAATGTGCATAATATGTTATAAAGCAAAAAATTTTTATTTTGAACAAAATGTTCCTAGTGAAATTGAATCATATTTAAAAAATATAATTAAAAAACAAAAGGAATGTATAAATGAAGAAGAACCAGTAGTAGATGATAAGTATGAACCAATAATAATAATTAATTGTGGTCATACTTATCATTTAACATGTTATAATATACTGAATAAAAAATTTAATAAATGTGTGAAATGCCAAAATAAGATTAAATCAGCTGTAATTTTAAAATTAAAATAATTTTAAATAATATTTAAAATATTTTTTTTATTTATATACTTTTTCTTATATTTATAATATTTTTTATAATATTTATAATATTTATTTTGAGATCTTATGAGAATATTTTGATTTATTGTACTATTACAATCTTTTAGGGGACATATAATTGAATCATGATTTGCATCAGCACAATACATCTCCATATATTTTTGGATACATATTTTATGAAATGTATGCCCACATGATGATAAGAAAGTAATATTATTAGAAGTATCTGTTATATCTTCTTCAATAATATTTAAAGTAATATCTTTAATATGACCGCATAAGCAACATATATAGTTATGATTTGTTGTTTTATTACAATCACAAGTGTCATCCTTACAATTTTGTTCAGTTATATCTGTTATTATTTTATAACTATTAACTTGATTCATAAAATCTTTTAAGGTAGTTTTAATTTTTTTTAAAGAGATATTTGGTTTTATCATTAAAAAATATTTGGTATTTGTATCTGTATCTGTATCTTGTGGATTTTTATTTTTTGTTATAAAATAACCATTAACTATTAGTGCAAATATACTTGTATTACCATTTGTATTATTAAAAATTATAATTTTAAAATTTTTTGATATATTCTCTATCATAGAATTAAATTCATTTACAATAAAAACTCCTTTTGTTAATTTTAATTTAATAATTATTTTACGAGCTTTTATCTCTTCTAAATAGTTATTCCAAATAAATGAGTTCCAGCGATCATTTGTTTTAATATTTAATATACGTTTTGAATTTTCTTTTAAATACAAGTCAAGAGTATTTTTTTTTTTTTTTTTTGTTTTATTTTTTTTTTTA